ATCTACGATATTAATAACTGCTTTCTTGATATCTGTACCATGCACTTCGTTGTGTGCTAGAGCGTAGGCACAACACTGTAAGAAGTAATCTTCAATCCATTCCTTCTTTTTAGTTTTTTTAGTTGTTTTGTGGTCAATGATTGCAGGCATGCCTTTGTGTACACCGATCATGTCACTGGTGCCTGCATAGAGTTCAGGATAATATAATGCCGCTTCAATACCCCATACTTCGTCAATGTCACAGAAAGCTTCATTGATCATGGTATCTGCCATAGCTTTGGCCATGGTCTGCACAGTATTATTACCCGAGGGTCTGTCTTTGCCTAAAACATAGTTCTCTAAGTGCGTATGCACAAGTGTACCTAGGCCTGCACTTTCTGTACTGATGCGAGTGGCTTCTGCATCGCCTACACGTTTGCGCCATTCTATGAGAAAAGTTTTGTCTTTGGTTGAGTCTAGTACAGTGGTAACACTGGGTACCTTAAATCCGTCTGGACAGGCATAAAGTCGCTTGCCTGTAGATTCATCTCGTTTTAGTTTTTGATATGTGTATAATGGATTGAAAAGCATGTAACAATTATACAACATTAATTGTTACATGTCTACCTGTTTTATTACCAATAAACAGACCATTTAAACGTGTCGCCGGTAGCGCCGTTTACTCGTCTTTCAATTTGATAACCTAGGCCATAGAAGTAATCAACAATATTTGCCATTTGTTGTTCTTTGGCTCTATTTGGTACGCTACCCTGCCAGGCTTTGAAATATTCTCTTGCAGTAACTATTTCGTCTGTGGTACTAGTCATTGCTGTGCCTGTGACTTCAACACTTAGATCACCGTCACCGCTGGCATTTAAAATTGCCAGTTCTATAGTACGAATTTCATTGAAAATGATAATATCATTTCTAGACTTGGCTCGGGCCTGTGATGCAGTTAACATTATACCTGTCATGATAAACTATCCAAATTATCAAGTGCCTGCTTGGCCGCAGTGGCTTTCATTCTACTGGTATCACGGTCTGATTGTTGTTGTACTTTTTTTGTGACACCAGTATTAATATCTATCTGATCCAGAGTTGCATTGGCAATAAGATCTTTGAGTTGACCGGTGTGGCCACTAATAATGCTAACTAATAATTCAGGAGTTAGAGTTCTATCTCCTAGATCATTAATAAGCTGTTGCATTGCAATATGCTCCACACCTTCTGCTTTGGCACGAACTACGATACTGGTTAAAGTATCTAGTAGCTGTGAATCAGAGTCAACAAATTCAAATAAGCGCATTACTTCAACTCACGACCTGTTGGTAATTCTTCTTCACCACTGGCTGCATCAGCTGTGGCAAACTCGTCACCACCCAAGCCCATGTCAGCTGTAGGATCAGGCAAACCACCAGACATGTCTGGAGCAGTAGCAGGAGCTTCACCAGTTAGTACACCAACTGCATTGCTTAGTTCGTCTTTACCTGCTTTAACAGATTGTAGTAATGTCTGTAGCGCGGCGTCTGCGGCATCGTTAAATTGATTACCAACGTCTTGACCAAAGCTAACTTTTAATTTTTCAGCTAGTGGCATTAGCTCGTCAGTGGCCATTTTAGCAACATCTTCAGCCATGCCCTGTAGCTTTTCTACCATGTTCTTGGCAACTAAAATCAACTCTGCTTGAGCTAGATCTTCACCGCTTTGTTCACCTAGCTTACGCTTAGGTCTTGCAGGACCAATCTCTTTTAGAATTGTTTTTAGTGCTTCAATGATCATAGTGTTTTTAACATAACGGTCATTGCGTTGGTAGTCTACTACAGTAGTAGACATGTGTTGGTTTTCTGTAACCAACTTAGCTATCATAGTCTGTACTTTGACAGCATCGCCGTAAGCGGCTAATTTTAAGCCGTATTGGCTTGTTAAGAAGTTCTCAACGACACGTTGTTTACGTTGCGCTGGGTTAAAAATTTCGGAGGTGTTCATAGTAGTATCCTTTAGTTTTATTTATCAATATATTTTAGATATTTCAGTTTTGATGTCTTGCAGTCTAAATTTAGCTTGACCCAACCTTATATTAAAAAGTTCTTGTAATTCTGTGTCCTTGGCAGTTTTTGCCCTGTAATATCGTATGTCCTCAAGACATCTGTAGTATTCTTGATCCAATTCGTATATTATTTTGTCTTTTTGCTTGGGACTTGTTATGGGGTTCGACAACCACCAAATAATGTTAAGAGCACTGGATAATAGTGCTATGTGTTCATATATAACATCGCCGGATTTGATGTCTACTATAAAATAGTCATTTCTATCTACAGCGGATAGCTTATAGCGTTTTGCTAGGATTACACCTGTTTCATCATCGACTCCGAGAGCCAGTAATCCTAGTATGTTTTTTGGTACAGCATCGTCTATTAACTTTGACACTTGCTTGGTAAGCAAACTTGTGTCTATTTTATCTCTTATAGAGGCTGTATCTAGTTTCTTTGTTTTCTTCATTGTATTGTCTTTTAATAAGACCAAGGCTTGTTAGTTCTTCTGCCAGGCGCAAACTGCGCTCATCCAAATCATCGTTGGTAACAGATTCCATTTCTTTGAGCATTTCAAAGAAGCCTCGCTGTTCGTTGGTTATCATACAACGCAGGCCGTTGAATAATTCACCCATTCTCATCGTTGCATCCTTTGTAGCAGGCTCTGTATCTGTCTTACTTCTGGTTTATTTTTATTAGCAGGATCAGCTAGCATGTTATTTACATCTTGTTCTTCACCGTCTTGACCCTGTTGAGCTTGTGGACCGTTTGGATTTGTAGGCTGTTTTGCCATTGTAGGCGAACTTCCCACTGGTTTGATTGGCTTAAATCCAGATGTTTTATTTGCTGTTGGTACTGAGCTATATTCCTGTGCAACTGTGAATCTATCATCATAGTTTGCCATTATAGTTCTTGCGGCTGTTTCGTCACCTTTGCTCATAGCTGTGACTACATCTAAAACATCCGTGAATTTCATTTTTTGCGATACATTTGCTACGTCAGAATCTGACATACTACCGCTTTGATCTAAAAATCTGATTAAATCTGTTAGGCTGCGCTCCATGTTTAACTCCTATTTGCTACTTTATTCATAGACTTCAATCTCTTACTTAGCGGATTAAACTTCTTTGTTCGTGCGCTTTTTCTAACAATTTTAGCATTGAAGCGTTTTCTAATTCGCTTCATCTTGAATCTCTTTTTCATGTCTATAGCTTTGCTACATGCACCTGTGCTAGCTACAGTTCTACCTTTTTTTCTACCGCTGGTACAGCGTATCATACGTTTAAGTTTTTTGCCACGCTTGGCCCATACACGTTTAGCCTCTGTTAAAGGTTCTTCACTGTCTTCAACGATGACTTCAAATTCGTTCATTATTTTGCTAAAAGTCTAATAATATCAGTGCCATGTGCACTTACCCAACCCACTGCAACTAAAACGCCTGCTACCGTAAATGTCCAACGATCTTTTAATTTTTCCATGTCGGATATTTTCTTAGCAAGTTCTGCATGTTGTTTGCCAGATGCGTCAGACATGCATTTTAACTGATCCGCTAACATATCTCTAGTATTATCGAGACAGTCGTGCATTTCCTTGACGTCTACTTTTAACTCGTCCATTTTACTGTCGAGGTTCACGACTTTAGTTTCGACTATTCCTAGTCGTTCTGCTGTTGATGCCATTAACACAATACTCCTTTTAAAAACGTGTTGCTAAAATTTTATTATTGTTGTGCCTAAATATTGTGCCAATGGACGGGTGCCTAAAAACTTACCTTTTATTTATCTAATTACAGGTTGTCGTTGCGTATAAAGTAAATGTTCTTTCTTTCAGAACTATTAGTTTCAAACACATCTGTATCAAATACCGCAGTTTCGTCTAGGTCTGTATATACTGGTAGTCCATCGATGTCCCTAACCAATGTATCAACTGTGATACTACCTACTCGCTCACTGGCGAATCGCAGTACCCAAAAGTTATGTGCTCCGGTAAAATCGCTACCAAAATCAAAATCTTCCAGCTCCATTGCTGTAATTTTTTCAACACTGGATAATGTAGGCTGGCTACCCAGACTAATTGCTTGCAGTAGTGCATTTAAATTTTGTGCTTGATCATATACCTTACCTGCATTTGGATCAAAAATACCTGTATCTGAAATATCAACCAGTGTATAGCATGAAAAATATTCTATGTTGCCGCCAACGAATTCACCGGTGCGGCCTGTACCGTTTCTTGTAGTCATTATAAAACTCCTTTACTATATTTAACATTCTAATTCAGCCAAAGAAAAACCGCAGATCTTGCGATACTGCGGCTTCCCATCCCGAAAAAGTTACACTCTAAAAATTAGAATGCTACGTTACCAACTTCGTAACCGTCAACTTCAGTTACGTCGCGACCTTCGATGATCATGTTAACAACATCGCTACTACCTGCTGTGAAAGCACCGATAGCTGTGATTGTGCTTGTTAACTGAACTGTTTTTACTAGATCATCTAACTGAGCTTGTGTGATGTTTGTCTTAGCGAAAGACTTGATGAATACTTCACGACCGATCGCTGTAAATGGGGCTGCATTTCTTGCCATATAAAATTCTCCTAATTGTTTCTTCGAAAAGCTATGTTTTCTTAATTTTATTTATCTTTCTTATTTCGAACTAGGTTATAACCAGCATAAAATGCAAGTAATGGCGCCATAGATTTAACCCAGCCGCCATGTGCTTTCTTATCGTCAGCACCCATACCAAGGTTAGCCAGCTCTGCATCTACTGGGCCTTTAAGCTCATAGCCCTTGGTTTTGCCTAAATCGCCCAGGAATTCTGCAATCTCACTGCGTTTTGCAAACTTGTGATAATACTGCATCATCCTAGAAATTACTAGTTCTCTTTGCATATGATTAATACTGGGCCATTCCTGTGCCAGTCTACGTATACTTCTCAGAGTACTATCTGTTATGTTTAACTGTTTTTCTATGCGTAAAAGTAACACACTGGCATCCGGAGAGCTTATATCGTTTTCAGACACCAAGTCTAAGTAGCGTTTTATAGTGGGTAAGTGAGGTTTAAATTTTTTGCGCAATATTGCATCTGATTCTGGGTTAGTGGCAATTGCTCTACTAAACGCACTATCTGGATTACTAATTATGTTCAAACTAACATATAAGTCTGTGCCAATGAGTCTTGGCTTATTAAAGTTCCTAAAGCCCATGGTACGTGCACTATAAGTACCTGCCACAGACGCTGTTTCGTACTCAGAGTTTAAAATGTATAGACCAATAAGATCCAAGAAAGCAAAGTTTGCGACATCACGCAGATTCATTCTTCCCAGGCCGCCGGCTCTGTATTGGCGGCTTTCAACCAATAAGTCCCAGGATTCTAAATGGGCGAAATCTTCTGTTATTTGTTCTGTCATTTTGTTTCTTTTATCTGTTTGATACCTCTGCGGAATTTACTGTCATCGCCGGTTCTTAGACTATTGAATAGTCGTTTAATTAAATCTTCGCTGGAATCTTTGTCAAAGTTTTCTTGTATGTATTCCACAAGATATTTTGTACCTGCAATGACATTGATAGCTTTATTTTCTACAAAGCTCTCCCTGTCACGTTGGGGTACGATATTGGTAATTTCTTCTAGCAATGAACGTGTTTGCTTGCGCATCAGTTAAAATCCTTTCTAATATTTATCGATAAATATATAAAACAACGGGGTAAAAATATGACTTTCCAAAGCACAAGATTTGATATGTCTGGCGTAATGAATAAACTAAGAGCTATAGCTGAAGATGGTGAGAATTCAATTCATCACGATCCTGGCATGGAAGCAGGCGGTAAAGAAATTGACAATGCCAGCTTTACTCGCACTATGCAGAGACTGTCATCAATCAAAGACGCTGTTGCCGAAGAGCACTTCAATGCACTAAAAGCCGGTATACGTGCAATGTACATGAATCGTAGACCCAATTTACAACAGATGTCTGCTTTAATGGACTTGTTGGAAACTGTATTAGCGTATGTTGCTGAAGATAATAGCTTGTTCCAGCGTTTAAAAGCTGATCTAGCCAAAGAAGATAAAGAAGAAGTCAAACCAGAAGATCAAGAAGCTGAACCAGCGGCGCCCGAAGACACAGAAGGCAAAGATGAACCAAAACTTGCAGGGGCTCCTGAAACTGAGAAGCCTCCTGCAATGAGAGAACTAAAGTAATTAGCTCTTTTTAAGCAAGTCCCTAACAAAGTTGTTGCCATCCATGGTCCTAATTGGAACTGTGGGTTCAACAACTTTTCCACCATTAAACTGCTGACTTTGTCGTCTTAATTGATCATGCAATACATCTGCTGTAGTTGGTGCTGGTTCTGCATTTTCATCTAGATCAGCAATACGCAATGTTGTTGTGTTAAAGTCTAATTCAATCTTTGTACCCACTGCACTACTGCTACGTGTTTTCATAAACTGTACCTGAACCCTACCACGCTCACGCATAGTCATACTGTTAAAGATACCAATAACGTTGTCAGCTGTTTGGATCTTAGATAAACCACCACTAATGTGACTGTGATCAAACTCAACACTTTCAACTGCACCCCTGTTCAACTGCGATGCTGTACAAAACAAGTATTGCCCCTGGGTTGCCATAGCCCGCAACTCTTCTGATACCAACTTATCTTTAATAAACAAGTCAGCAACACTGATCTTTTGCCCAGCTGGCATCATAAGATCCAAATAGTCTACAATAACAAAGTCAATTTTCTTATTAGACTGAATTTGAAATTCCTTTAACCAACTCTTTAAATCGTTTACGGTGACACCAGCAGTAAGTTGAACGATCTGAATTTTACCAGACGTTTTACCTTTCATACTGACTTTCATTACGACTTCGTCAAGGTTCCTATAAATTTCCTTGGATTCAATACCAGTAACCATACTGTCCATGCGTTTTGCACAGAGACCTTCTGCAAGTTCTAGACTAAAGTAAACGCCGTTAAGTCCCAGATAACTCCAGTTCAGTGCTAGGTTTTGCAAGAACAGTGATTTACCTGCGCCAGAGCCACCTGCAAAGATGTTTAGTTCGCCTCGGTTAAATCCACCATATAGCTTATCATCAATAGTCTTCCAGCCAGTGCTAGTACCACCATTTTTATTTTTAAGATCCATGAGTCGACCTTCGGGATCTGCATAGTAGTCAGTACCAAAGCTCTTAGGTAAACCAACACTACTGGCATCTTTAATCAGTCGTTCAACTTCGCCATAACGTTGTTTATCCAGTAAGTCTGCACTGGTAAGAATAGCCTTCTCCAGTGCCTTATGTCTAGCAAATTGTTCAAACTCAGTTAAGAACCATTCTTTCTGTGATTCCATGACACCACCTGGTATAGGATCCAGGTCTGTGGTTGTAACTGCTTTGATCTGATCTATACTGGGGCAATCACTGTATTTGTTAGCATACTCTTTGATAAACTTTGCCGTATCCTGTAGACTACGAGCAAAATGTGTATCATCTAATACGTTTTGACACCTGCTCAATAGTTCTTTGTCGTTTACTAAAAACGATAGGAATAATTTTTGTAGCTCTGCGCTGTATTCTTTTACTTCATTGTTCATTGATCATTCCCCCAACGTAATGCCATTACCATTGCTTGTTCTTTTTCTTTAAATTTAAATATCATATATCTTTCGTTTAACTCTGTTATGTAATTACCCCCTGGTAGTCCATATGTTTCTATAGCCCATATACAAACTTTATCCCACCATGCTGTAGAGTCTTGTCCTAGTTCCCAATTTTTTCTAACTTGGTAATTATACACCTAATCTCCTTGATAATAGTCTAATTTTTGTAGGGCTGTGTTCTGCCGCTTGTAAAATACTGTGTATAGTAAACAATCTACCATACTTCATTACCGCATCACTGACGTCTTTGCAGTCTTCCCATTCAGGAAAACTAACACTCCATCCATAGTCTGCGGCCTTTAGTGCAAGATCCCTACCAGGCTTATCCCTGTCAGGTATAACAATAGGTTCTATATTTAAATCCTCGATCAGTTGCGCTTGTCTATCACTTAGATTATTACTGCCAATACTTAACCCACTGGTTAGTAATGCATCCATTTCACCTTCTGTTATAATAACAAACTGTCGATTATCTCGCTGATTGTCCAGACCAAATACATAATCTGCTGGTGACTTTTTATAGTACTTAGAAAACTTAGGAGGCAGTTCTCCTATAACATGCCTGCTTTGGAAGCCTACCAGTCTATTTTCATAGGTCAGTGGCAATACAACTCTATTGTTTAGTCCGCCAAATGTTGTATCAGTTTCAAGCCATACTGCTAGATCATATACTTGTCTATGTTTAAGGTATTCTATCTTAGCAGTATCGTCCACGGGTCTCACATCAAAACCTAGGTCATAGTCCGGCCAGTCAGGTGTCCAAGTTGGCTCTGGTTCACGTTGTGCCAGTGTATCTATATCTGCTTGGCTTAGTAGTTCTAAATTTAGTCGCTGTACTTCTGCTTCATCAAAGCCCAGTTGCCTCAGCAACTTGCGCATTTTAAAACTCAGTGTACGACCTGGTTGCCAGCTAGTTTTGTATTGACAATTAAAGCAGTGATAGCTTACTGCGCCGTCAGGATTGTACATTATACCACCGCGGCGTTTCGTGTCTGCTCTACCCTGTCCGTTAAGGGTACACATAGGACAGTTGAAACTGACCCAGCCTTTGGGGCTAGGTCGTCCTGTTAGTCTGCTTCTAATTAATGTTTGTAAGGCCATCATGCCCTACTATTTTAACTTCTGTAGAGTATTTTGTCAACTGTTCCGGTGTTATCTGAGTCAGGAGTGAAAAGTATTTTGACCCAACGTGCACTACCGATAAAATTCCAACCTTGTATGTCGGTTACGCCATCAAAGTTAATTAAAAATTCATTGTTAACGAATTTGATCGGAAAATAATTTCCACCACTTTCGTATTCCAAACTTATCAGTGCTTCTACGTTACCCTTAAAGCCTGTAACACTTACCTGAATGGTATGCAATGTACTACTATCATTGGACTGTGTATTGGCTCTAACAGGTTGGCTCATCCAAGTACTGCCCAACTGCGTGAATGCCAGTTCCACGCTGGGTACGAATTTTGGATATGCACCATCCAATAATTCTATTTCCATGGTTGCTCTGCGATTACTGTCTGTATATAAACTACGTGCTATTCCGTCGGCGTCATAGACTACTGCACTGATCTGATATAGTCCTGGTGGTTTATCTATTAAATCACTGCTAAAAATTGTAAACTCACAGAAGCCTTCCTCTGGTTTTATAAGGTCTGCTCTGCGCTGAATCAATAACTCACCGGTTCTAACCTGCATTAGGTTAATCATCACTGTTTTACCTAACAGGTTTATTGGCTTTCTATCTTGATTTTTTACATCAAAACCCAATGTACTGTCCACCCCTTTATAGATGGTTTTACGTGTTGTATTAAATGGCATGTTAGTTGTCCTACTGTACCCCTGGGCGTCAATTAGTACGCTACGCTGTGGATATTGCAAAAATGAAATCGTGTCGCTCATAGCTATATTTATTTAATTTTCACTTAATTGAAATGACAGCTAAATATTTCCGATGGCGAATCATACAGAAATATTAGAAAAGTTCCCATTCTTGAGCTTATGTAAAAGCGGAGAAGACGAATTCCTGGGAATAATACAAAATTATACCAATACCATAGCCAGTGTCTACGTTTATAATGTATTAAATTGCATAGAAGATAAGCAAGGATTCTTGGACTGTGGAGAAGAATGGTGGTGGGGCAGTAATAGACTGCTACCCGTCAACCTTGTCATAGGTCCTAAATTCAAACAATTCAGTTATTGTCTTAGAACCTATAATGTAAAAGACTTTGAAATACTACACGGCGTTCCCATTAGTCTACAAAATATAATAACAAAACGTATCAAACGCAGACAGATACAACTAGTTCAAAAACTATAACTCATTTTATTCATCTGTAACACAATCGCTTGAGCATAACCAAAACTGTGACTACGTTTAAAATAATAGTCATCATTTTCTGGCTTAACCCAAACTTCTCGCTCAATCTCAGCCCAAGTTCTACCTATTAAATGTTTCTTACCTGGACGTATACATGCCAGTACCATGGCCAGCTGTTCCAGACTTCTAGGCTTCATTCTAATCACAGTATCCGCATGACTGTGTATATGGAATAGCTGTTCAATTACTTCTCTGTGTTCAAGTAATTCCCAGACAGGTTCCTGTTCCAGCAAACTATCTATTTGTTGATTACTTTCGAAGTCACCGTAGATACCTACATTAAGCAAGTCTATCTTAAACCAACCTGCATCTTCGGCGTCTTTGTAGTTTATTGTGGTAAGTCCTGTAAAGGGATTCACTGGTACATTGTGAAAATAAACTCCAGTGTTATGTTTTCTAGGTTTGCCATTGTCCATTTGCATGGCTGGAACTGGCTTTAATAATGCTACTACCTGCTCTCTATTGGCAAGGTCAATGTCGACGTCTGTACTCATTCTTTGCGCCTACGTGCGTTAGCTACTTTATTGTCAATAGAAAATAAACGTTGTTCCAGTACAGATACTTTTTTAAGCAACATACTAAATGCTTCTGCTGTGGGTACATAGACTCGCTCACCGTCCATGGTAAACTCTACCATGCCGTTGACAACTTTAAACGAACTCTCTGTCACTGAATTAGTCTTCAGTAGAGCTGCAACCTGTTTTTTCTCTGTGTATTGATTCATAGTATTTCCGCTTCATTAAAAACTTTTTGTACCCAATCCCGCTCACCGGGGTCTCTTAACATTCTTGCTCGCCAGCTTTGTGGTTCCACAAACTTAACTAGATCTTCAACCTGCCCTGGTTCCAGTCTATCAACCAGTCTACTGCCTTGGTCTGTGGCAAATAAACACCAGGGACTAAGTCTACCTAATTTAAAATCATGCACAAATTGTGCGGGTGGCACAGACTTAAAATACTCACGCCAATCCTTGCCCACACTTTCAGACCACTGTTTAATATGCAGTATTGTGCGCTCTATGGCACGATCAGCAGTTTCTGTTCTCAGTTTTTGTTTGACATACTCATCTAAGACAAATGTCTTTGTCCAGTCACTCATTCTAACACTGTTAGTTATAAGATATCTAACAAAGTCTTCGGTATCCGGTAAGTTAAGATCTATCATATATTTACTCAGCTTCATAAAGCCGGTAAAATATGTATTGGTTGCAAATTCTTCATAGGGTTTATCACGCTTAACGTTAGCTATACTGATACGCCTAAAGATCAACCAACTTTGATATGCTATACGATTTTGTTTATCATCCTTGCATATCATTCTGCGCTTTTGCTCGCACATGTGCGACATCAATGTGGTTTCTCTAACGAAGTCTTTGCTACAATATTTGCACTTAAAGGTCATTTGCACTGGCAATAATATCTTTGTTTTTAACATTAAACTGTTCTAACATATCCTTGGCGGATTTTTTATCCATGCCGCTTAACCATATATCCAATTCTTGATCACTTAGGTGAGGATTTTGTTGCCCCAGCCAGTCCCTAAAAGGATTTTTCTTTTTGCGTTTACCACTGGGAGGTCTAATAAACGGATGCTGTACACTTTGTCCACAACCAACCACAGTCATTAACTTCCAACGCAGTTCAGGATCCATGTCAGTGAAATTAACATTGACTAATTCATTGGTATAAATTAAGTAACGTTCTAGTACACCTGGATTACTGTGCTCTGCACTACTTAGATACCGCATAATTAACCAACCACTGTCGAATTCCTTGCGTTCTTCTTCATTTAAAGAATCATAGAATTGACGATTGCGGCGATCTGCACTGGGTAACACCCTCTTGAACATGTCAAGTTTAGGTGGCTCTCGTTTTGTATCTATTTTCTTTTTTGTTGCCATGTGCTATTATAGCATTTTTTCAATGCTAAGAACTTCCGGTAATTTAGTCGTTTCTTTGACAAAGTATGCACACACTGGTTTGTCTCCCTGTGTAAGTGGTACTGCCAGTATATGCCCATGTTTTAGTTTAGGAGTAAACCATCTGACGTCTTGGAACACGTTAATGATTTCCAGTGGCTTAAACTCCAGTCTAAAACTGCTAATAGGATTAAACACAAATGCACTGAACCCTCGATCATTAATATTCATGATAGGTACAATTTCAGGATCGCCGTGATCGGGTTCGCCGATGACAACATACCAGTCTAAGGGAACTTGTATTACATGATCTCCGATCTTTAACACTGCCGCTGGTGCGTGGAATGTTTCCATAAAGATCAGTGGAACGAAATGATAGTCTACGTTCTTGGGATCATTCCAATCAAGAACACCGTAACGCAGGTCTTCCACGTCATCAGGCAATTGATTTAATTCAAAAGCCATGTTGTCTACTGTTAATATATTCATAGATATTTTACTCTTTGTACAGCATAAGGATAACCTGCATCCTCATAATATTTCTTTCTCACAGTAAGATGCTTCTTACTGAACTTTGCACTACTGGTCACGTCCCAGATTTCTACGTGATCCTTGTCCTGAGCTCGTCTAATGCCGCGCCCAATACTTTGTATAACCCTTGTAAAGCTCTTTCCGGGCTCCAAAAGAACCAGATTAAAAATCCTAGGAATATTAATACCCACAGCGGCCACACCGTAAGTCGCCACAATAATCTTTTTATCGCTAGTTTTAATTTCATCGTAGTGCTCTTTTCTGTCTGTTGTTTTCATAGTGCCACTGACGAATACACTATCTGGTAAACGTTCACATAGCATTTCTCCACACTTCACACGATCAACCAAAACCAACGTATTACCTGATTCCGACAATGTCGAAACTAGACTAGCTATGTAGTCTATTCTTGTTTTGTTTGTTGTTAGAAATGTCAATTCTTCTTGATACGTAGGATATTCCACTGTATCTTGTAATTGTAACACATTCACTGTACAATTTGCAAGTACTCCTAGGTCCTGAAGATCTTTTGCGGCGATCTTATTTACCACATTTCCTAGACATGCGATTAGTCCGATTCGCTCAAAATCTTCCTTGGGTATTGTACCAGTAAGTCCCCATCTAATAGGCACATTGGCAAAGGCTCCACTGAGTAATTGTTTGAGTACATCTGCTTTGGCTTGGTGTGCCTCATCTACAATGACAGCTACTAGGTCTTGACCAAACTCTTCCAAGCTGATTGGACTCAGACCTTCCTTGAATCGTTTCTGCAAACTATGCAGACTTTGCCAAGTACAGATAGTATGTGTCTTGCCTAGTTCTTTTTTGTCACCAAAGTAAACACCTACATCAAGTCCTAGTAACTCATAGTCTTCCAGTGTTTGTCTTACTAGATCTTTATTAGGAACAATAACTAAACTTCTGCCATAGTCTTGCACACTTTTAGATAATGTTGCTGTAGTAATAGTTTTACCTGCACCAGTGGCAATCTCTTGCACACACTGTGGGTTCTGTAAAAACTTATTGATAGCTGTTACTTGATAATCACGCAACAAAACAGGATTACCTTCCTGCGGATGACCCTTGGGCCAAATAGTCTGTTCGTGTGTTGTTTCAGTTACTTCAGGAAATTTAAAGTCGTAGACAGGTCTACTATCATCAATATTAATTGAATAACCTTCATCAACTAGAATAGGTAAAATCCTATCCAGTAAATTAAAGTAACTTGCTCCGCCCAGAGAAAAGAAGCTAACACAACCGTCCCAGCGTCCTAGTTTATAAGCAGGAGTATGACGTGCATACTGCATAAAGAATTTAAATTCTTTTTCTAACTTACGCCTAGTACCAACTTCCAATCCCGATACTTTGATATTAACTTCGTCTTTTATATGTATAGTACAATCCATAACACATTATACATTTTTTACTAATTGAAGTCAATGAAAAAGGCTACCTAAGTAGCCTTTTATTATTGGTATTTTAATTAGAAAGATTTAACTGCCATAACACCAATGCTGTTAGCTGTATTGCCTGCAACACCG